GACCGCCCCCGCACCCTGCCGACCCCGCCGTTGAAAAACCCGTCGAGGCTGCGAAGCCCGTCGTCGAGAAGGCCGTCAAGGCTGCCGAGCCTGTCGTTGAGAAGGCTGTTGAGGCTGCCAAGCCCGCTGCCGAGAAGGCCGTCGAGGCCGTCAAGACCGCCGCTGCTAAGACCAACACCCGCAAGGGCGGCAAGGGCAAGCGCCGCAAGTAATTTGCCCTTGTAACTATTCCTCTGTAATTTTTGTGCTGTAACGAGAAAACCCCGCCCCGTCAGGATGCAGTTCCTGACGGGGCGGGGGTATTTTTTGTTTGTGGCTGAAAAGCCTTCCCCTACGGGGGAAGGTGGCCCGAAGGGCCGGATGAGGGGCGAGTGTGCCAGTATTGCCCGTGAACGAGCTGCGGCGGAAACGCTGCCCTCATCAGTCACCTGCGGTGACAGCTTCCCCCACGGGGGAAACCTTCAGACTTACCCCAGCGCCGCAATGCTCTCCTTGATCTTGGCGGCCTTGTCCTGAGCGGCAGCCAGCTTGGCGCGGGTCTCCTCGACGAGCTTCGCCGGGGCCTTCTCGACGAACTTCGGATTGTTCAGCTGATTCGTGAACATGCCCAGCTCCTTCTCAGCCTTGGTCAGCTCCTTGTTCAGGCGGGCCAGCTCCTTGTCGCGGTCAATCAGCTCCATCATCGGGATAAAGCCCTTCGCGTCGGGGGTCGCCACGTTGACCATGCCGTCGGTGCTGCCCTCGTACTTTGCCGTGACCGTCACGTCGGTGGCAAAGGCAAAGCGGGCCAGATACGCGCCGCCCTTCTCAAACGCGGCGGGGGAGGCAGTCTCAATGACCATGCTCGTCTTTTTGGCCGGGTGGACGTTCATCTCGGCACGCATGGCGCGGACAGCCTTGATGTAGTCCATCAGCTTTTCAAAGTCGGCGCAGTCCTCGGCCCAGACCTTCATGTTCTCGTCGCCGGGCCACTTCTCGTTCATGATGGTCTCGGCGCTGCCGGGCAGAGCCTGATAGATCTCCTCGGTGATGAACGGCATGAAGGGGTGCAGCAGCTTGAGCGCCTTGTCCAGCACGTAGACCAGCACCTTGCGGGCCGCGTCGGCGGCTGCCGCGTCCTCGCCGTTCAGGCGGGTCTTGCAGATCTCAATATACCAGTCGCAGTAGACCTCCCAGATGAAGTTCTCGACCTTCTCGGCGGCCAGACCCAGCTCGTACTTGTCGAGGTTGGCGGTAGCCTCGGCGGCGACCTTCGCAAGCTCGGACAAAATCCACTTGTCGCTCATGTCGAGCAGGTTTTCCTCGGGCAGACCCGGCTCAAAGTCCTCGGGCAGGTTCATCTGCACAAAGCGGGAGGCGTTCCACAGCTTGTTGGCAAAGTTGCGGCAGGCAAGGACCTTTTCATCGCTGTAGCGCATATCGTTGCCTGCGGTGGAGCCGATGATCAGCATCATGCGCAGCGCGTCCGCGCCGTACTGCTCAATGACCTCCAGCGGGTCAATGCCGTTGCCCAGGGATTTGGACATTTTGCGGCCCTGGCTGTCGCGGACAATGCCGTGGATCAGGACCGTGTCAAACGGTGCCTTGCCGGTGTAGGCCAGACCCGAGAAGATCATGCGGGACACCCAGAAGCCGATGATGTCATAGCCGGTGACCAGCGTGTTCGTGGGGTAGAAGTAGTTGTAATCCTCGGCGTTCTCGTTGGGCCAGCCCAGCGTGGAGAACGGCCACAGGGCAGAGCTGAACCAGGTATCCAGCGTGTCGGGGTCCTGGGTCATGTTGGAGCTGCCGCACTTGGGGCAAGTGCAGGGGGCTTCCTTGGCCACGACGGTCTCGCCGCAGTCGTCGCAGTACCAGGCGGGGATCTGGTGGCCCCACCACAGTTGGCGGCTGATGCACCAGTCACGGCCACCCTTCATCCAGTTGATATAGTTCTTGGTGAAGCGCTCGGGCACGAACTTGATCTCGCCCTTCTCGACGCTCTCGATGGCGGGCTTGGCCAGCGGCTCCATCTTGACGAACCACTGCTTGGAGACCATCGGCTCAATGACCGAGTGGCAGCGGTAGCAGGTGCCCACGTCGTGGGTCAGCGGCTCGGTCTCCTTCAGCGCACCGCAGGCCTCCAAATCGGTCAGAATGGCCTTGCGGGCCTCCAGCGCGGTCATGCCGGCATACTTGCCGCAGTCCAGCACGTCCGGCTCGTCGGCAGCAGCGCGGCCCGCCGCCTTCTCGGCATCGACGGAGGCCTTGTCGGCAGCGCCGGTCATGTGGCCGTCGTAGGTCAGTACACGGATCATAGGCAGGTCGTGGCGCTTGCCGACCTCAAAGTCGTTGGGGTCGTGGGCGGGGGTGATCTTCACAACGCCGGTGCCCTTCTCCATGTCGGCGTGCTCGTCGCAGACGATGGGAATTTCGCGGCCCAGCAGCGGCAGCACGACATGGCAGCCGTGCAGGTGCTTGTAGCGCGGGTCCTCGGCGTTGATGGCAACAGCGGTATCACCCAGCATCGTCTCGGGGCGGGTCGTGGCCAGCTCCAGCATTTCGCCGGTCTCCTTGACGGGGTAGAGCAGATGCCAGAAGCTGCCCTCCTTGGCCTCATACTCGACCTCGGCGTCGGAAATCGAGGTGTTGCAGTGGGGGCACCAGTTGACCATGCGGTTGCCGCGGTAGATCAGCCCCTCGTTGTACAGACGGACAAAGACCTCCTTGACGGCGTCGGAGCAGCCCTCGTCCATCGTGAAGCGCTCACGCTGCCAGTCGCAGGAGCAGCCCAGCTTCTTCAGCTGGCTGACGATGCGGTTGCCATAGGTGTTCTTCCAGTCCCAGGCACGCTCCAGAAAGCCGTCGCGGCCCACCATCTCCTTGGTCAGGCCCTCCTCGCGCATCTTGGCGACGACCTTGGCCTCGGTGGCAATGGACGCATGGTCGGTGCCGGGCACCCACAGCGCGGCATAGCCCTGCATCCGCTTGTAGCGGGTCAGGATGTCCTGCCAGGTCTCATCCATGGCGTGGCCCATGTGCAGCTGGCCGGTGACGTTCGGCGGCGGCATGACGATGGTAAACGGCTTTTTGCTGCGGTCGATCTGGGTATGGAAATACCCCTTGTCGCACCAGTTCTGATAGATGCGATCCTCGGTGCCCTGCGGGGCATACTGTTTGGCGAGTTCCTTCGGCATAGTGTAAACCTCCTCGTGAATGTGCGGGGCGTGATTTTTACATTTGGACAAAATAAAAAAGGCCGCCCCATGAGTTTATCATGGGACGGCCTGAAAAGCTCAAGTCGCGGTACCACCCAAGTTGCCCGATCGGGCCGCTTTGCGGCAGGCCGACAAGCCCGCCTGCCCTGATAACGGCGGCAACCCCGTGCGCGGCTGGCAGGGGAGAAGCCCCTCTCACCGCGCCTGCTTGAAAGTGACAGCACCCGCCGCACCGTACCGGGCTTGCATTCTCCCCGGCTTGCTGCAAAGGTACGACGCGGGCACACTCTTTCGCACTGCATTTGTACCTTATAATGTACCGCAATGCGGCGGATTTGTCAAGGGCGGGTGCGCAAATCTGTCGGGCCGAAAAATTCAATAGTCAAATGCAACAACTTTTTGCTTATATTTTTGTACATTTTATCGCACCACAACAAAGCCGTCAACATTCACTCTTTTGTTGGCAGCCTGTTATAACCCCTATTCTATTGCACCGACTATAACACATCACGCCTTTTTCAACGATTTATCTATATTTTGCTCTCTTTATCTACCCATCATGCCGCAATGCCCAGTTCCCGCAGGCACTCTCTAAATACGATCTCGCTTGACTTGTACCCTAATATCTTCCGTGGATAATTATTTATCCAGTTTTCGGCCTGCGCGATCTGCGCGTTCGTCACCGCCGCAAAGTTCGTGCCCTTGGGGAACCGCCGCCGAATCATGCCGTTGGTGTTCTCGTTGGTGCCCCGCTCCCAAGAGGAATACGGGTGGCAGAAATACACTTTAGTCCGGGGCAGGCGCTTGTTGACACAAGAGCGTTCCAGCTCCTCCGCCGCCGCAAACTCGGTGCCGTTGTCAAAGGTAATGCTTTTGAAGATCGCCCTAAACCGCCGGGCACCAAGTTTCCGTTCCAGCGCGTCCAGCGCCTTGACCACCGTTTCAGCCTTGCGGTTTGGTATCGCTATAATGATTTCTTTCCGGGTCTTGCGCTCGGTCAGGGTCAGTAGGGCGCGGGTTGTTTTTCGCTTTCCCTTGCCGCTGTACACAGTGTCGCCCTCCCAATGGCCGAACTCCTCCCGCTCGTCGATCTCCTCCGGGCGCTGTTCAATGCTTTCGCCCGCCGGGGCGCGGCTGGCGCTTTTGCCGCACTTGCAGTGCATAAACAGCGGGCGCAGCTTTTCCAGCGGCGTTTCGTGTCCGCACTCGCCGCACTTGTACCCGTATGTTTCATGCTTGGCGCAAAACGCCTTGATCGCGCCGCACTCCTCGCACTGCACAATCAAAAAGCCCCTGTACGGCCCTTGGTCTGCGTCCGGGTCGGCGCTTTTCCAAGTGTCGCGGGCACCGAACATCCGCTCCACGCGGCTGCCGCGCCTGTCCTCCCGGTGCGGTACTGCCCGTCGCTCCGTGTTGGCCGGGCCGCTCTCGCCGTTCAGCGGCACCACCTGCCCGGTGGCGGTATCCTCCAAGAATACCTTGCCGCCCTGCACATACGCCCGGAACGCGCCGCGCTGGCACATCCTGCGCACATCCGAAATACTGGTACTTTCCATTGTCTTGACCTCCTGTGTTTATGTTAGATGGAACAGGCTTGTTTGGCTGGTGTAGTCCAAAAAGCGCTGTTCCTCCGCAGCGTAATAGATCGGGTCGATCTCAAACCCGATAAAATCCACCCCCGCCTCGTAAGCGGCAATTCTGCTGCTCCCGCTCCCCAAGTGTGTGTCCAGCACCCGGCACCCCGGCGCGGCGTAGTTCTGAAAAATCCAGTCATACAGCGCCACCGGCTTTTGCGTCGGGTGGATTCTCTGCTCGTTCAGCTTTTTGTTTCCCTGCATGATATGCCCCTCGGCAACGCTCTTGCCTTGCAGCATACCGTTCCACATAAACCTGAACAGGCGCACGGTGTTGAATAGGTCAGTTGCGGCCAGCTCACAGTCTGAAAAGCTGGTGCCTTTCTTGCACTTGTCCCACACGATTCTGCCGGGCGCAAATTCATAGCTGAAATAGTTGCAGCCCCATACAATGTAATGCTTGGCTACCCTGCGTAACTCGTCAAAGTATGCCCGCCCCGGTATCTCCCACACAGGCGATACCGGGTAGTCGCGGTATACGCCGATCTTGCTAACCTTGCTGCCGTAATAGCCCCTGCGTTCCGGCCCGCTGAAATACGGCGGGTCAACCACCGCAAGATCAAAGAACCCGTCCGGGAATTGTGCCATGCCTTTCATGCAATCCATGTTGTAGCACTGGTTTAGTTCAAGCATTGATGATCTCCGTTGTAGATAACGACCATCGACGGAAACGGTGCAGGCGGGAACCTGTTCCCGTCCTCGTCCTCAAAGTGCAGCCGTCCGCGCAAAAAGCGGATTTCTGCTTTCCCGTATATGTAGTCGTGGAAGTAGGCCGTGTCTGTCCTTGCTGGTATCAGCAGAACAACCGTTGTTCCAGCCTGCGCCTCCTCATAGGCTTTGCGCACCCACGCGCCCAGTGCCCGGCCATACGGCGGGTTGCAAAACACGCTGCCCCCCCGATATTCCACGGGGCGGTCAGGCCGTCGGTTTCCGGGGTGTAGAAGTTCTTGCATTTTGCGCTTTTTTCTGTGGCCGCCGCGTCTAAAGTGAAATGAAACTCCGCGTTCAGGGTGTCGAAAAAGCCCTGCGGTGTGCAGTAGTCCATTTTCTTACTGCTCAAAAGTGCGCTGTTCATCTTTCGTTCCTTTCATGGCGCGGCATTTTCACCGGCACAGCGTCCGGCCCAACTGCCCAAACTTCCACATCGTCGATGATCTCCAACCAGTCGCAGCCCCAATACTCCGCCGCGTTCAGCATGGCGGCATAGTTGGAGGTGTGCGGCACGATCACTTCACCAAATCGCGGGTGAACCACCCGTGCGCAGGTCTTGGCGTTCCAGCGGCTTTCCCGTGCCCGCCGGGCGGCAAGGGTCATGTCCTTATACGGATTCACGCAGCCACTCCGCCTTGTCGGCCTGCCCGTAAAACCCGTGGGCCAGCCACACGCCGAAAACGAACAGGAACAGCCCGGCCAAGCCATAACCGATGATCTGCCCGATCTCGCACATACCGCCAGCGCCCAGCAGCATAAGGAGCCCCAGCATGGCAAGCACGGCACCGACGCGCTCCTGCAGGCGGGTCAGCTTGCGGGCGCGGGCGGTGGCATTTTTCCGCCGGGCCATTTCCTTTTTGTACTGCTCCGGGGTATAGGCTCTAATGATTTGCCCCGCCGGGCTGGTCTTGATCTCAATGTACCGCACTTCCACTTTTGACTTCCTCCTTTAATGCCGCTCCTGCAACTCCTGCCGCCGGGCGTAGATTTTACTTTGTGCCAGTTCTGCACTGTAACCGCCGCGTCCGTTCTTGTCCATCTTCCCTGTGTCACCTCGCGCCCGCTCGTGGTAGACCGTCGCCAAACTAACGCCCAGCTTTGCGGCAATGTCGTTCATGTGCCAACCTTGGAGGTAGAGCTTCTCCATTTCTTGGCGGTCACTGTAACTCAAATGTTTATACTTCATGGTGTCGTCCTCCCTCCTTGCTGTTTTTGGGTAAAAAAAATAAGCGCGGAAGAAGTTTTTCAACTTCTTTCGCACTTATTCTAATATCTCGGCCAAATCTGTCGGGCCCCTAGGCTCCTGCAGAGAGAGGTGAGCTGTCTGTCTTACTCCCACTTCTCCCACACTTCGGGGCAGTAGCCTACGGTGGCCTGTCTGCCGTTGCGCACAATGGGCTGGCGGAAGAGCTGCTGGTTCTCGAACAGCTTGTCGGCCTGCTGGCTCTCGTCGAGCCATTTCAAAAGCGCCAGCGTGTCCTTGTCCTTTGCGTTTTCGTCGACGAGCTTTGCCCAGCCGCCCACGGCACGGTAGACGTTGTCAAACTCGCCGCGGCTCATGCCTTTTTCCTTCATGTCGATCATCTGGAATCTGATGCCGCGCTCCTTGAACCACCGCTGTGCTTTTTTGGTGTCAAAGCTCTTGTTCGTGCCGAAAATCTGGATGTTCATGGCCATTCCCCCCACAAAAAACATTCTTTTCATTAGAATACCACAAAAACCGTACCTTGACAACTTACAAGGCCGGGCCTATAGTATGAGGGAAACTGCGGCAGGGCGCTTGCTCTTATGCGGGCTGCGTGCTATAATACAGGTTTATAGAGGAGTATCTATAAAGGAGTATTATGGAAAAAGAAAGAACCAGTCCGTGGCTGATCTTGTTCCGCGTGGTATTTACGGCGGCGCTGATCGCCTGCATTATGTTTATCTTTCGCAACTCACTGGAAAACGGTGCCCAGTCGTCCGCACGCAGCCAGGCCGTCATGCAGCTGGTCAACAGTGCGCTGGCCAAGGTGCATCTCGGCCCATTGTCGGAGCATCTGATCCGTAAGCTCGCGCACTTTTCGGAGTTTGCGCTGGAGGGCTTTCTGCTGATGCTCTGCATCCGCGTGTACACAAAGCATTTTGTGCGCCACATGAGCTGGCCGCTGCTGGGCGGCATGACAACGGCGCTGATGGATGAGACCATCCAGCTGCACAGCCTCAACCGCACCTCGTCGGTAGTGGATGTCTGGATCGATATGTCCGGTGTCGTGGCGGGACTGCTGTTTGCACTCATCATCCTGCTGATCGTGCGCGGCGTTACCGCATTCATCCGCGTCAAGCAGGAGAACCGCGCTCTGCGCGCCGAGAGCGAGGAGCTGCGCCGCCGCGAGCATGAGCGGCTGGCCCGCCGCGCTGCCCACCG